TTCCGATAAGCCTACGGACACCGCGTCTGTAAGCATCATGATCAATTACAAACCCTCGGAAGTTGCAGGGACTGCAGACCCGCTAGACTTCCCGTTGGGTATTAAAGAGATCATGCAGTATTTTATCAGCAAGCTGGCGCCTGAAACAAAAACAGGTGTCCCTGATAAAGTATTGAAGTCGGCAAATGACCATCTCGGCCTTATATACGAGATGTTTCAGCGCTACCCGCGTTTCTACGACACCGTAGTCAAAGAAGCTGGGTTAGACGCGCCGATATTCAATGCCGATTTGTACACTAAACTCGGCTTTACCGCTTCTCCAACTTCGGATTATCTGCAGCGTCAGATGCCTGGACACGCGACGTTCCACGCTGAGCGTCCGTTGACCGATACATTATCTTGGACGGACCCAAATACCGGCGGACAGTACAGCACAAACTACGGTACTGTTCAAAAGACGCATGACCAGCTCATCAACCAGGGGCTCAAGGACAAGGCCGTAACGGGCGGTGCTTTGTTGGGTAGCGGTGCGCTCTTGGGCGGTGCAGCATACGCAGCGCGTAATAGTTCTCGCGTACCCCGACCGATGCGCCTTGCCACAGGTGCTGTCGGCGCGGGTCTTGGTTTACTCGGAGCTAAAAAGCTTACGGGTCCCACGCCTATCTCCGGCCCTAAAATTGTAACAGATCAAGGTGAGACTATTTCTGGATGGACCGAGATGGCTCCGGTACAAAAGATGGGCGCTGCCGTAAATACCGCGTTCGCATACGTAGTAAAGCGTGCTAATGAACGTCCTACAAAACTAGACGCCGCGTATACTTCGCGCTTTATGCAGCAGCTAAAGAGTGCTGAAGTGCAGGATGAACTGAGCCCCTACCTAGGGCCTACACTAGATTTCGATAAGGTAACTCAGGCTCTCGGAGATTCGATATTAAGGCGCTCCGAATAAAGCTTGTATTGGCTCAGATACACAACTAAGATTCACACTGAAACCCTGTGAGGGAACCAATGGCTGAAGAGAATGCTTTCGCGCGAATTTTATCCCGTATGTCTGCCGCTGACGCCGGCATCACGGAAAAGACAGCCTCCGCGCCTAGTACGCCTGAGCCCGACGCGTCTGCGCGCATGCTCTCTACGGTCCGCGCGGTGACCCGTTCGGTAAAGACTGCGGCAGCTGCGGCGCCCACGCCGAAAGCGTCGCTGGAGAAGATGGCTGCTGAAGCACAGCAAGCCGAGGAATCTCAGCTCATCAAGCAAGCGCAGCATATGGGCGCGGCTTTGGCTGATGGATTTATGGAGCGCTTTGCGCAGTACGATGCAGCGCTCGGAGAAATCAAAGTTGCTGCGGTCGGTGCAGATCCTGCCCAACTCCAGAAAGTCGCGCAAGCTGCGTACGCGCAGGCCGTGCAAGACATGGAGAAAAAAGCCGCTGCCGAATACGAAGCGGGCTACAACGATCAGCTCAAGGCAGTACACAAGATTGCCGCCGACGTGCATTACATCGGACAACAGACGGCTAGCGCCATTATCCAACAGGCGCGTACTGCAAAATGAGCCGCTACGTAGACATCGGCGAATTAGCAGACCAAGTCATGGCGTCGGTGAAAACCGCGTCCGTGACGAAGACTGCTTCCGCGAAGTCGACGAAGGTTAGAACTTCTGCGGCAGCGCGTGAATTGCGTAAGTTCGCCGAAGACTTGCAGCAAATGCCAGATCAGGATGACGTCTCTGATGACGATCTTGAAGCATTGATGCAAGACCAAGAAGTCCAGCAATTATTGGAAGAACTCCAAAATAACCCTGAATTGCTGCAACAGCTTCTTGCTCAGCAAGATGATGGTGGCGATGACGGTGCGGGTATGGATCCGTCCATGCAAGCTGCGCCGATGGGTGGCGACCCGTCTATGCAAGCTGGTCCGATGGGTGGGGATCCCGGCATGGATCCGTCTATGCAAGCTGCGCCCATGGAAGGCGACCCGTCAATGGGTGCGATGCCTCCCGGTATTAATCCGCAAGATCCAGATAATGATGGAGATGCGGGCGGCGATACCGATGGCGACGGTGATGGTCCCAAGCCTAAAAAGCATAAAGACTCTGACGATGATGACGATGACTCCGACTCTGAAAAGGGCGAGTCAAAAGCACCGCCGAGTTTTGCGGGCAAGACTGCTTCCGAAATTCGAAAAATTGCAGCGTATATTCGCGACAACGATAAGCGCTTTAAGCAAATTCGCATGCTAAAGGCCGCTAATATGCTCCACGCGGCAACTGCCCTTAAGCACCTCACTGGAGGGTCAAAGTGAAAAAGCTGAGTAGCGCTAAGCTCGCCGAAATGTTGTTTGCGGTTGCAGACTACATTGATGAGGTTGAGCTCAAGAAGACTGCGAACGTCCGTGCTGAACGCGATGCGCGCATTGCAAAGCTCGCCGAGCGCTACGAAGCGTCTACCGGTGAGAGCATCCCAGATGACCTGCGAAACAAATTAGCAGGCTTAGATGCGAATGCCCTTGATCATTTACTCAAGGTTGCCAAAAATAATAACGAGTCTCCTGTTGCCCTTGGGCGGTCGGCAGACTTGGATAGTGACCCGGCCCCGCGCACCATCAAGGAAGCGGCCGATCATTCAGAGAAACGTTTCCTTGACTGGATTGTCAACGATTAAAGGCTGAGGAGAGATTCCAATGGCAAGTCTCAATGATAAGTTTGACGTTCTTCGCGGTTGGGAACCGGGCGGCGATGCTGGCATCGACCAGTCTCTTCCTCCGGTCAAGGTTATGGGCGTGCCTGTCACGCTTCTTCCCGGCTACATCGTCAGTATGAATACGAGCGGCGAAGTAAACGTCGCCACGTCCCCCGCCAGCGTTGCGCTGGGCACCGCCAACCCCACGCTTGTGTACATCGTGCTCGAAGGTAACGGCGTGGACACCTCGACGGTCTTCGTTGAGAAGGTCGTTTGTCTCCGCGGTAAGCTTACGGTTAAGTCCGACAAGCTTAATACCGCGCAGTCTTTCCCCATCAACGGGAAAGTCACGTACAGCAACGGCCTGTTGAGCGACCACGGCGCAACGGCAACGACGCACCAAATCGGTACGGTCTTGGCCAACAACGTGGCAACTGACGGTACCATTGTTGTTGAAATGGACCTCTAAGCTTTAACCTCGGCCGCTAAGTACGGACACGGAGCAAATAAATGGCTAACGCATCATATCGTACAGAGACAGAAAAGGTCTCGGCACAGTTCATTAACTCGAACTTCGTTCGCAAGCTGGAACAGGGCCGTGTTAAAGAGGCAACAGAAGAAGGCTCTGCCTTCATTCGCACCAAGATGCGCCAAGAGGCGTTCGTGCGCGAAGTTCTGCCGCCGATTCTCCTTGCGGACGACGAGATCGACCGTGACGAGGATACTGATCAGCCGAAGAAAATCGTCGAGAAGGAGCCTGACTCCGTTGCGACGTTCGTGCCCTTCTACGGAACCGGCGTCCGTACGCTTTTCCGCGGTCCGCGTTATGCCGTCCGCTTCGGTAAGACCGAGTCGGCGCGCTTCCGCAAGAGCAAGTTCGAGCTCATGACCTATCAGAATGATATCCGAAAGATCCTTTCGGATAACTCTGTGAAGGACATGGCGGATCAGGAAGACACCAAGTTCCTGGGCACGGTAAATGCGATTCTCACCGCTGCGCCATCGCAGGTTGTTGCCGCAACAGGCTTCAACTCCAGTGCGTTCAAGGGAGGTTTTCAAAACCTCGTGAGTCGTCGCTTGCCTATCGGCAAGGTGCTCATGACCAAGAACACGTACTACGAAGCACTCGACCTTCCGGCAACTGACGTAGGCAATGATATTGCCTCGGCGCATTACCGTGATGGTATTGAGAAGGAAGAGCGCCTTTACGGAATTCCGGTCGTCACTACGATCAAGACCGACATTCTCACCGCGCAGGGCGGCGGAACGCACTCGATTTACATGTTCGCGCCTGAGAATTTCCTCGGAAACTTCTTCCTCTTGCAGGATGCGACCTTGTTCATCAAGCAGGAAGCGGATATGATCTTCTTCCACAGCTACGCGGCTCCCGGCATCGGTATCGGCAATACTGCCGCGATGTGCCGCGTCGACATTCCCTGAGTCTAAATGACCCTCCACTGGCTACAAATGAACCGTGCTTGTGTTCTTGAGGTTCCGCAACTCAAGGACTACGGCGGTCAGCCTTTGATTTTCAAAGGTGCCTTGCAAAGGCGTTGTGTGCAGGATGATGTCTTTAATCATCATGTCATTCAAACGTATCTAGCACAGCTTCTACTCATTGAAGTAGATGCAGCCGGTGCAGTCATGGTGCCTGCCGCACCTACTGTAGAAATTGCCGAGCCGGTTAAAGTCGAAGAAACTATCGCAGTGGTAGAAATACCTGCCACGGCCGTTGTCGAAACTACGCCAGATCCCGTACCTGAATCCGTGCCTGCCACCGATGCAAGCTCCGTGTCCGTGGAAGATACTTCGAAAGACACCGATGACGGTAAGGGTTTCGAAGTCAAGCGCCGACGCCGCTAACGCACTTTAACCTTTAGGACGGAGGGGCGCGCACATCTTGGATGTTGCGCGCTTTTTCATTATATGGCCACTCAACAGATTAAATGGCTTCCGGCGAATTCTCCAAATATCATCGCCTACGAAATACTATACAGCGATACGGGACGTGACGGCCCGTATACGTCCCGAGCACAGGTTCTGCATCAAATTCCGGGCACGCACTGGAATAGTGCGGGCTATTTCTATTACGACGATCAAGAAGTTATCTATCGTTACTACCGTATCCGCGTACTTGACAGATACGGCAATACCGCGATCGATGAAGCACCTACGCCTTTCAAGGCAGGTAATGATCCCGTAGAAGTACCTACATTTTACTATATCGCGCTTACAGAACATACCGGCGGCACCAACAACCTGCAGTACGTAACTACCGGCGGTACTCCTGTAGCTAGTGCTGAGATTCGCGTGTATAAGAAACTCGATTACGATCTCCGTAATTTGTCTAAGGCGGTAGGGACTACAATCACAACAGCAACAGGTACCTGGCTTACGCCGGTATTTGTTGAGCCTGGCGAGACCTACACCGTAGTGCTCAACAAGACTAACGAGTACGGACCGGATACTGTCGAAATAACCGTGTGAGGTTGTATGCCCATCGTCGCAACACCAAGTACTCCGGTAATACTCACGGTAGATCAAGTGCGTCGCTTTATGCGCGATCGACCTGATTATAATATCTTGCTGGATGCTGTTGACTACACTCAAGATGACATAAATCAGGGTATTGAGATGGTGACTTCTCGATACAACGTGTTTACACCGCAGACCAACCTGCTAGCACAGTCATGGCCGCCGCATATGCAGTACGTGCTGCTTCTAGGCGTGGCTGCTTATTTGATTAAAAGCTCGGCCTTTTTGCAATTGCGCAATCAAGCCACTTATCAAGATGGCGACGTAGCGCCTATCGGGATTGACGATAAATATCCCTTGTACATACAATTTGCGCAGATTCTAGACGCTGAATGGTCGCAGTTAGTTCAACAAGTTAAAATCCAAAACAATCTAGAGAGCGCGTACGGTAACCTGAGCTCTGGCTACGTAAACGTCAGCCGCTACCACCACACCTGAGGATACCGATGCGTTACTATGAATACGGCCGTTTACGCGCTCTCATGAAAATAGGAATGACGTCTGACGTCGGACCTATTTCGTATGCGCCAAGCCAGTTTAGAAACTCCGATCTTGGTGTAGAGAATAAGAAGCAAGATTTCTGGAAGTCTATTGATGACGAACCTTCCGTTACCGGAAATGAATCTGGTATTGGTATGCCTTCGCCGGCAAAGACGGGTTCTGTCCGTGCTCCAACTAAACTCGGCAGTTTCGGCATAGGATACAGTCGCCCTATAAATCAAGATGACGAGTGGTCCCGTGAGAACAGATTAGCTGTAAACTTTGGATTTCCGCACTTAATCGCATTGCAAATCTCCCCAGGGCCCATGAAAAACACACGCTTCCACGTGGGGTTGGGTTTAACAGGTCCACAGTTAGGTTATTCTTTCGGACCGCGCGGAGAGAAACCTGCGGATAACGACGGTAAAAAACCTGCGGATAGCGACAATAAAAAACCTGTAGATACCAAAACAGGCTCCGAGCTTGGCTACGGCTCGTCTGTCGGTACTTATGATATCGGCGGATCTGATGCCAACCAGCATCTAGCAGACCGTAATAAGCGTTTAAGCGATGCAATGCAAAATGCGTTCACCGCAAATGAACAATACGATCAGAGCTACGCACCGGAAGCTGCCTCGACCCAACCTTACGGTCCGAAACTAGCCGCTGCGGCAATGCGTATTGCGGCGCCAAAACCCGGAGGTAATGCTTTCGGTGTGCCGCGCCTTGGAGGTCGCCCCGGCGGTAATACCACCATGGGTATGCAACCTACGCCTGCTACAACTATTAAACCTCCTACGGGTTTAAGTCCGCAACACTCAGTTGCGCAGAATGCTTTTAGAAACTCGCGCACAAATGTGCATGCGCAACAGCCTAACGCTGTGGGCGCTGTTGGTTCGCGTATATCGACAGTACCGACCGTCGCTGGCGGTGCTCCCGTTAATCCCGTAAATATGGCACCCAAAATGCCTGACATGACTACCACCGCTCCACGCGTATGACCCTAAAGCAATACGTTAATATGCCGATGCGTTACAAGTTTGCGA